GTGTACTCGCCGGGGTTGAGTTCCTTGGCCGCTCGATCCGCCTCCTTGCGCGTAGAGAATTCGACCGTCTGGTAACTGACGACCTTCTCCTTCATGTCGGACCAGCCAATCGCGCCGGATATCTGGATCTTGAATTTGGGCGGTGCGAATTGATTGCGGATCATTGGCATCCCCCTTTTCGGATTATCGAGCAAACCGTCTCCGCATCGTCGATCAGCATTCTCCGCCGATTATCGCCCTCGATGGTCGTGTCGCGGTACATCCGCGCGTAGAAAAGCGAGTCCTCCAGTATTGTCGCCGCGCAATCAGCGTTGCGAAGCCGGTTCGCCGCCTCGCGGAGCATTGGCGAATGCATCATGTGCGCGACTGATTCGAGATTCTCGATCAACTCCTTAAGCGGCATCGTACTAGCCTGCACAAGGACCTTTTCGGATAGGTTTTGGTAAAATGTTTTTTTGTCGATCATTGCAACGTCTCCGGTTCGCCGGTTTGAACCAATTTGTCGCCAATCTCACGTTCGATGATCAGTTCAAGGATCTGATGGCCGTCCGCGTCTATGAGGGAGCAGATATGCCGGTCGTCGTCGTAGATCGAGAGCGGGGTGACGCCTGGCGTCTCGCATTCGCCAGTGATGATCGCGTTGAATAGATCGACAATCGTCTGGGCGTTGTCGCGGGATTGGATGGTTAGTTTCATTGGTTTCTGTTGTTTTACCGTCCGGTGAAAGCAGGGTTTTTACTGTCGAGTTTCGTTTCGAGTCGCAACTGTCAATGAATCCTTGACGGTTTGTTTCTCCAGTTCGCGCATGACCCTCCGGCCATAGGCGCGCGTGGACGATCTTTTAAGGGCTTTTGGCCCACCTTGCCAGAGTCGAGCTAAAGATTCGTCGCTAAGGTGTTTGCCGTAATGCGAGAAGTAGCTCTCCGCGATGAAGATTGAGATGGTTCGATTCGTGACTTGGTTGTGCGCGTAATGCGTTCCCATGATCCGATTCACGTCGCGGACCATGATCGATTTGATTTGGAGCGCGCCGAGTTCGCCGTGTTTGCCGCGCGCTTGGTCGTTTCCGTTTGATTCGACTTGGATAAGCGCGGATAAGAGCAATGGATGCATGATTTGATGCGGTTTTGCGGTTTATTCGTGGGATTTACTGCTCGGTTTGCCAATGTCCGATTTCCTTATACTTCTGGTTCACGTTGATCAGTCGCCATGCGCCGCAAGGGCAGACTTGCTTGACCGTCGCCCAGCCGTGCGCGCGGGGATTCGGGCGATTTGAATCAACCGGACCAGCGAAACATCTGCTGATGAATGTTTTTGGCTTGTGAGTGTGTTTCTTCATGGCTGACCTCCCCTCGCCTTCCTGATTACCTCGCGCGCGTAGTCTAGATCGTCGTCGTCCGCCATTGGATGCGTGAGACGTTCGAGGGCGGAGAGAAGATCGGGGGCGGAGGCGATGAGGCGAGCGTTGGCTTCCATCTCAGGCGTAGGAAGTCCGTCGTATTCAGCATCCCATGTTTGTCCAACGCGGTATTTACCAGCGTATAAAGTACATCCGTAAGTTTCCCACGGACCGGGGGTATGGGATTTCATTGGATTCAGGCGTTGGAGTTTTTGGAGATGACCGCGAAGGCGCGCGAACCGTCGCAATCTTGGCGAAGATCGGCGGTTGATAGGTAGAGGTATTCTCCGTCGTCGCATTTGACCGAGCGGAGGCGGACCGACATGCCGATCATGCGGCGCGTCCGAGCTTCACGGCGGACCGATTTCCGCGCGTCAGCATAGGAAGACGCAAACTCGGGCGACGTATGGTTGTATCCGATTTTGTATTTCATGGGATTTCAGGCGTAGATGTTCTCGGTTTCTGGAGTTTCGGCGGGGACGATTCGCATGGTTTCGAGGAATTCGGACAGTTCTGAGAACTCCTCGCGCGCGGCAAGGGCTGCTTTGCGCGTGGGGAATAAACAGGTTTCGTAGGTCTGGCCGTCATTCGCGGATTCGCGGAGGTCTGACCAGCCGCCGGTTGAGGTTGAGAGTTGGATTTTGTAGCGCATGGGTGGATTAATTGCTGCGGATAGATTGGCCTACCCTTTCGCGTCACCGTTTCCGATGGCGCGCGGAGGATGGGTCAGCGGTCTGCGTTGCAATAGGTGCGGTAGTCTATGCGTCCGATCAGATAATCCGCACACGCGCGGGAGCGTTTTTCTGTCCATCCGACAGGGCCTGTCAGCCAGTCGAATATGTCAGAATATGTGAGTCCGCGCGCGGACTTGCGTGCGTGCGTAAGGTTTCCGTTGATCAGGTTATCCACGGCCGTTTCTATGCGTTGGATTGATGTCATTGGATGCGTTGGGTTTAGGCTAGGTTGAAGAGCGCGCGAAAGTCTACGTAGTCGTAGCAAAGATCGGTTGAGAAGCGGTAAACACCAATGTCTTCCTGTCCATCGGCGCGTTTGACGGTGACATATTGCCAGCGCTCATTGGCCAGGATGAAAGGATCTTCGAAGGAACGGAGGCGGATGAATTCAAGGACTTTCATTTGATTGGATGCGTTAGGTTAGGGTTAGAAAGTGCAGCACCCGCAGCATGGCGCATCCTCGCAACGGCCGCGCGCATTGCGTGTGCCGGACCAGCCGGACGAGGTTTTGACGCACACAAGGCCGGAGTTCTCAGGCATGCGGCCGGTGCATGCGTCGCAGTCTATGCGCCAGACACGGCCGCGCTTGGTGACGGTGCCAAGGCCGCTTGGGACGTATTCGTGACATTGGACGCATTGGCCAGGATATCGGTTGATCATTGGATTGATGGATTGGATGCTTTGGATTGGAGACTAAAGACACGTTGCAGACTACCGTTCCCGATAGCCTGACACGTTGCTTTAACCGGCCGTTGTGATGCGTTGCACCCGTTTTGCACCCGTGCCATGCGGTTTGAATCCGACGATGAACCCACGGTTGCCTTTCGCGCATAGGCGGCACTTGTCACACGATAGGTTGTCAACGCGTTGGGCCGGACAGATGACCACGCGGTTGCCATCGGGTGTCGTGAATCGGTCCGCGCTGTCCTGAGGGACAACGGCCGCAACCGGAAGACCTGTCTTCGCCAGTCTGTCAGCATGCGACACCGAATTGGCGGACAGGTTGACAACGAAACCGGCCGCGTTTGCTGCGCGCACCGCTGACAGGTTATCGGGTGTCAACGGTTTGTGGGTATAGGTGAAACCGCGTTTGCCGGTGTTTGCTTCCGTCAATTGCGAAAGAGCGGTTGCGTCAATTGAATCACCGACACCCGGTAAATCGCCCGCCTGATTGTGACGCCACAATTGGCCAGCTGGGAAAGAACGGACCTTAGACAGGAAAGCGGCCCAATCAAAACCGCGCTGTCCGCTTGTCACTTTAGACCAATGCAACGCAAGCGGTCCGGAGTCGGCATAGCAGCCGTCTTTCTTGAATGGGCATGCATCGGAGCATGTAGCGGCCGACGATGTGGAAACCGGAATTGGTCCGGTTTTCGCGTTGGAAGACTTGAGGGTTAGGTGAACGTTCATTGGATTAGTGGTTAGGAGTGAAACCGGCGGACGTTTCTAGGTACGCTTGGAAGATGACGAAAGCGATGAATAGGGCCGCGATGGCGAGGCGTTTCAGGATGGGGCGTTTCATGGATTAGATAGCGTTGACGTCACCAAAACGAGCGGGGGCGGGGGCGAAAACTAGGTTGAGAACCCAAAGGCCTTCATCTTCGTCACCTTCGATTCGCTGATCGTCGCCGAAGATAGTGACGCGATTGGGGAACGTGTCGTAGTCAACGTCAACGAAACGGGAACGGAGGAAGTCGATTGCTGCGTCAACGCTTTCGAATGAGATGGGGACGTCAACGGGGAGTCCGGTTGCGACGGAGTCTGCGACGGCGGTGAGGAGGTTCTCTTTCATGGGGCGACTATGGGGTGGGTTACCAAGTGACGGTTGATCCGAAACGGTAGGGGTTTGAGGCCAGATACGATGCAACCTCTAAGCTCCAACCATTCGACGCCAATAGGTGGGTTGCGATTTCAGCTGCCTGAAAACGGCTGATTCCATGGCCGGGGGTTGAGACGATTATCTGAACAACACGGTTGAGCTTGGTTGAGCGGCGGAGCTTGCTTTTCATGTGGACACTATGGGCCGAAAGTTTGTCGCTTGCAAGATTTATTTTGATTTATTTTGAGAGAACATGGGCAGGGGTTGAAGTAGACAGTGTCTAGATGGGAAAATTAGGTGCTGTCCTTACCCTCAAACGAAATCAAAATGCGAAATTTAACGATAAAGTGGCATACAAGATGTAGTGGTGTCCTGGTTGAGAGGACACAATAGGTTGTGGTCTTTTTGTTTGCTGACTTGGCATACTTTGTGGGACAAAGTGAGCGTGAACAAAGAAAAGTGGGAGCAGGCAAAGAGTCTTTATCTTGCGGGAATGGAATGGAAAGCAATTGCAAACGATTTGCAACTTTCGCAGGCAACGTTGCAAACGAAAGCAAGTCGTGAGGGAATCACGAAGGTAAAGGCGCAAATGCAAACGGTTTGCATTGAAAAGAAAACCCAATCGTTGGAAGCGTTGTCCGCAATCGTCCGCAGCAAACTGGCGGAAGATGCAGCTGCAACGATTGAACGTGTCAACGGGTACGACCTCGACGGGATTCGTGATGAATCAACACGGGAGCAAATCCTTGGAAGCGTGGCGAAGCGGTCGGCGCTTGTGTTTGGATGGAGTGAAGCTGGGGAGCAAGCGAGCGTGTCCATCAATCTGTTGGGTCAGATGCCGGATCGAATCACGGAGATTCAAGTCATGGGAGAACCGGAAACGAAGTAAATATAACTGTGATTGTGCATCGCAGGGAAACTTATGATCAGCATAAGTTTTGCTTATGACAGAAAAGGATTCTTTTTCCTAGGGAATGGCACACTTTATGGGGTAGAGGGTGGCACCCCCTTTGCGGGTGGGCTTCGTTTACGATACCCCCCTCAAAAATTTTCCACCTTTTTGACCATGATAAACAAAATCAAAATCGGTCAAACTGTATCTTTAACAACCGCTGAGAGGAAGTTGGCCCACTTTATCGCCAAGAATCGCAACGGCAATAATCGTCATTTCAACATTACCAACCTGAAGATCAGCGCGCAGGATTCTGCGACTGTGGATTTGGAGGGTATATGCGGCGAGATAGCGTTCTGCAAGTTGTTCAATGTGTATCCTGATCTGGATACCGACCGCGATCCTCCGCATCCGCTCTACGACGCGACAATCCCGCCACCGCCGGGATATCGCATCGATGTCAAAACAACCAAGTACGAGACTGGAAAGCTACTAGTCGATGCGCGCAAAGGGCCGAAAACCGATAGCGTTGATTTCTATGTACTGATGACCGGCTCATTCCCAGGTCCGTACACTTACCGTGGCATGATAGCGCGGGAGACGATCATCGCGCCTCATCGGATCGAGACAATTAAGGGTTATCGCTCATACGCCGCCATCCAATCGGAGTTAGTGGCCAACCCTATGGACGACACATTTTAATTGACGCGATAAGCATTTCTATCGCTCCATCCCGCGTAACGACCCTAAGCAAGGCGGAGGCTTGGTCAACCATCGCAAAACTGTCTAAGCGGCAATGACGCTCCGCATCGGAAGCGGTTGGATAATCAGCCACCGTGTGGTGGATGGATAGCCAGCCATAACGCAGATAACGTCGGTTTACATTTTTCATCTCATGTCTTGTCCTAATGTCTTCAACGCCTTTGCGGTGGCTACCGAGTCGCTCGCTCAGGACGTTTATAAACGCGCCTCGTACCGCTCGATGTGGCTCAACATGATTGAGCGCGGCGAGTATCCTCAAGGTACTGGTCTGACCCAGACCTCGTTCACCACCACCTCCATCGAGCCGACTGCGGCTGAGGAGTGGTCGGCCATTACCCTTGCGAGCGGTAACCCCGGCGACAACGGCGGCGCTTGCGATGTCACCTACAATGACGTTCCGGTCGGCTACAATGCCGTCACCTGGAGTCCTGAGCGTTTCGCCCTCAAAGGTCCGCTCCTGTGTAAGGACGATCTGACCTTCGATCATCGCGTCGAGGCGTTCCTCCGTGTGTACTTGGAGAAGCTCTCGATCCGCGCTCAGCGTTCTTGGGAGACTCGCTACCAGAACACCTTCGCCAAGTTCGCCATCAAGGCAGTGGCCGACTCGTCCTTCACTCAGGTTGAGACGATTCCGTCTGGCGTGAATGAGTTCCCCTGGATTCAGACCGGATCGGCTGGTCAGGCGCTCAATCAGTCCACCTCCGAGCTGACTCAGGAGATGCTCGATGTCGCCGCCGCCACGCTGATCCGCAATGGTGCGACTAATCCTGACAGCTCCGGCTTCATTAGCTACAGCAGCGACGGTCCGATCTTCCCGTTGTACATCGGCTTGGAGGCTTCGCAGCGCATCGCTCAGAACAACCCCGCGTTCCGCGAGGATCTGCGTCAGGCTGATATGGGCAGCGGAAGCGGCGCTGAATTGCTCAAGCGCATCGGTGCGAATCGGGTGATTAAGAACTTCCGGCATGTGCCGAATCTGTTCCCGCCCCGGTTTACCTATGCCGGTGGCAAGTACACGCTGGTTCAGCCGTTCACCAGTGCTTCCGGCACCAAGGGTACGGTGTTCAGCGTCAACCCGAGCTGGACGACCGCTCCGTTCGAGGCTGCGTTTATCGTCACCCCGTACGTCTTCAAGTCGCACATCGTGCGTCCTGTGAACCGCGTTGGTGATTTGAGCTGGATGCCGACCAACTACATGGGCGAGTGGCAGTGGGTGACTGGTGCCTACAAGTTCAATACGGACTGCGAAGATCCGCTGGAGAAGAAGGGTCAGCATTACGCTGAGTTCGTGCATGCGAGTGAACCCGTTTTCACGAATCAGGGTATGACGATCATCTTCCGCCGATGCACTGGCGCGTTGACTACCATCATCTGCTCGTAAAAACCTCGTAAATACGCGAGAATCCGCAGGTCGAAAGGCTTGCGGATTTTTTATTTGCCAGATGCCATGCTCATGCTAACTTTTGCGAGTCATGGTAAACGAACCAAAACGTGGTGATGTACGCGAGGATGGGCTTGTCTGCTGGGGTTACACCTGGAAGGACAAGGATGGAAACAAGCGATATCAGTGGCTAACGCCAGAACGATTCGCGGAGAAGATGGCCAACGAGAAGGAGAAGCTGGCCAAGTACAACGCTGAGAACGCGGAGACGATCCGAGTGAAGCAGGCCGAGAAATATCAACTAAATCGAGAATATTACAAAGAAAAGTCACTTAGGTATTACCGAGAAAACAAGGAAGAGGTGTCAAAGAAGCACAGCGAGTATCAGAAAAAAAACGCTGAACACCTGAAGAAAAAGCAGAACGAATACCGCGCCGCCAACCGAGAACGAGCGCGTCGATGGAGCAGAAAATACTCGCAAGCCAATCGTCAGAAACTGAACGACAAACTCCGCGAACGCCGCCGCAAGGACCCACTTATGCGCCTCAAAGACGCCATTCGCGGCTCAGTTCGTGCATATCTCGGAAGCAAGAAAACGCGACGGTCGGCCACGTTCGAGATTGTCGGATGTACGCCTGATTTCTTGCGCTCTCATCTGGAAAAACAATTCAAGCCGGGAATGACCTGGGAGAATTACGGCAGTCATTGGCATGTCGATCATCGCATTCCATTGGCCAGCGGAACGACGCCTGAGGAGGTAATGGGCTTGAGTCATTGGACGAATCTGCAACCGCTTGAGGCGCTAGAAAATATGATGAAGAGCGACAAGCTCCCAACATTGCATTAGCCTCTTGACACTAATGCCCACAAAGTGATGCTCCCCGTATGCCGGTATTTACCATCCCCGAAGGCGTTGAAATCCCCGAGAATCTGAAGGAAGGCGAGGCTTTCCAGACGATGGCGACTATCGTTCTTGGCAAGGGCGGCAAGGCTGAGGTCATCGAGATTGATGGCATGGTTATCCCAGGCTACGAGAGTAAGTCGAAGGGCAAGAAGATGGCCGAGCGTGGTGAGGATGAGGAGTACGAGGAGGAGGAGGAGGTTGCTGAGGGCGGCGGCGGGGAGGGTTTCATTGCCGAGGTGATGCGCCGTGGTTCTGGTCCGATGGCCTAAATTGTAAACCGATATGCCAAACATCACATGCGACGAGGCGGAGACGCTGATCAATGAGGCGGCGTCGCTGGGGTGTCGTTCTCCATGGGAGGTTGAACTGGCCAAGCTCGCCCTTGAGAATCGTATTGCCGCGTATCTTCAGGGCGGTGGTGCGACGCGCGGAACGTATCGGAGCGTGAGCGCGACGGGTAATGTCACGAGTGGTGATTATCTTCTGCTCTGCGATTCAACCGCTGGAGCGGTGACGATTACCTTGCCGCCGGCTGCGCTTGTTCCGGGACGTATCTATGTGTTCAAGCGGATCAATGCCGGTGCGAACAACGTGGTTGTTGACGGCTATGCGTCGGAGACGATTGACGGGGCGACGACGTACACGCTGAGTTCTCAGTGGGCTGGCGTGACGGTTATG